CAGTTGTTCTGTTGAAATGATGGGTGACGTGATGATACAACCCACAATGTATTTCCAATTAAAGAACGTACCACTATTTGAAGGTGCATATTGGATCGTTGAGGTTTCACATAGAATAGAGAACAATAACATTACTACGAGTTTTACGGGAGTTAGAATGCCAAAAGATGGTTTACCTAATCCTAAAGATTCGTTCAGTGCGTCATATAGAATACTATATGATAAGATAATGAACAGTGCACTTGCGAAAATCAAGGCACAAACGGAATTAGCGTCTGATAAAGACATTACAAATGGACCAAAATTAAAAGAAACCATTACTATACCGGGTGAGGTTAAAACATCAGATAGTGGTGTGACTGAATTCGCGGTTCCATTCAATGGATATAATGGTAACCAAACAATAGAGAAGGTTAAGTATAAGGGTCAGATTTGGTATAAAACAAGGGTAACTAAGATTAGTGAAAGTACACCTAATACATTGGCACTACCTCTACTTATAACGAATAGTAGTCGTTTAGTTAATCCATCTAAAATGAAGTATACCAATATTACTCCGAACAGTAATTATTATTACTTCTTAGATTTTGATAAGAAAAAGGTACAGACGGGTAATATTGCTGAAGACCTCGTCTTTAATTGTAAGACTGATTTCAAAAACCCACTAAACGGTAGGACTAAAACTGTCGATTCCAATGCCCAACTAAACATTGCGGTGGGAGACCCATATATCGAAGGTCCTGTGGATGTTAATAGTGTGACTATTAGTGATAGTAGTGGTACAAAGGTTATTACAGGTATGGGGATGTCACCTAAACTTATGAAAGACTTAAGACTACAAGAGGGTGATGTCGTGTACTTTGACATCAGACAATAAACATTCTGAGGACAATTACTAAAAACTTGATATTTATAGTAAAAAGATATTATGGATAATTTAAAAGTTGGATCGGCATTAGATAATTTCTTAGGTAATAAGAGAGTAAAAAACCTTAATGAGGAAGGTACCGAACAAGAAGTATGTGACATGAACACAGGTGAATGTTACGTTATCCGAAGTAAAGATGGTCTTGTTGAGAGAATTAATAAAAAATACATAACCGAAGACGGTAGACAATTATTGAGTGACTAATTATGAACTTAGAACAAAAACTACAAGAGGAATTGGCGAGACATCATAGTATTAACAACTATGGTAAGAAAGTCATCAGCGAACAGGAAGAAGTAAGTCCTGAAGATATTCCAACAGGGGATGATCCTATTGAGGACATTCCTGCAATTGAAGAACCTGCGGGAGATGCTCCTGTGGAAGATGTGCCGGCAGAAGAACCTGCGGGAGATGCGCCGGTTGAGGGTGGTGAAGGTGACTTCGATGTGGAAGAGATTGACATCACTGATTTAGTGAATATGACTCAGAACATCAAAAACGAACTTGATGCTAAGAAATCAGACAATGACGAAGTAGTTGGTAAAATGGGTGACCTATTCTCTAAGTTAGATGACTTAGAAAGTAAGTTGTCACAAATGGACAATGTAATTGCAAAGATTGACGGTCTTGAAGGTAAGGTTGAGAACATGAAAGAACCAACCCCACAAGAAAAACTTGAGATGAGGTCTTTGGATTCATATCCTTTTAATCAAAAACCTTCAGAGTTCTTTTCTCAGAAACAACTCGACATGCAGGCAAGTGGTAAGAACGAATATGTAATCACAAAACAAGATGTTCAAGACTACAGCGATAAACAAATGAGAGACTCATTTAATATAGAACCTGACGAAGACAATGAAGTTGAGTGGTAATGTCAGAACTTTTTTAGAATTACAATCACAATTAAAAGTCTTACACTGGCAAACTAAAAGTCATGCTAAACATATTGCGTTTGGTGAGACTTACGATAAGTTGGATGCTCTAATCGATAATTTTGTTGAAATTGCGATGGGAATCTACGGTAGGTTTGTTTTAGGTGAGGAAGATAGACAACTAAGTATTCAGAATCTTTCTGATGTGGATGTATTAGGTATGATCAAAACTGTTAGGGTATCTCTTCAGGAGATGGAGATCAACCCTAAAGACACAGACTTACTTAACATCAAAGATGAGATGTTGGCAGAAATCAACAAACTCTCTTATTTACTGACACTTAGGTAATTTTTTTACGAAATATTTCACTTTATGAAGTCTAAGGGGGTTGACTCTTAGACTTTTTTTCTGTATATTTTTATAACACGTTAATAAATTAAAATTTATAATTATGAGCAATTCACTTGATGCGATTTTATCTCAATATGAGAAGAACACGCAACCAGCCGCAAGCGGCAACCAAATGTCGTCTGAAGATCGACTCAAAAGGTACTTCACAACAATTCTACCAAAGGGAGCGTCCAATGGTCAGAAGAGAATTAGAATCCTACCAACCACAGATGGTACTTCACCATTCAAAGAGGTTGAGTTCCACGAAATTCAAGTGGACGGAAAATGGATGAAACTTTATGATCCGTCGCAAGATGGAGAACCATCACCACTTAATGAAGTAAGAAAAACATTACTTGCAACAGGGAGTGAAGATGACAAGAAGTTAGCAAGAAACTACAGAGCAAGAAAATTCTACATCGTTAAAGTTATCGATAGAGAGAATGAAGCAGACGGACCAAAATTTTGGAGATTTAAACACAACTACAAAGGAGATGGTCCATTAGATAAGATTATCCCAATCATTAGAAGTAAAGGTGACATTACCGATACTCAAGAAGGTAGAGATCTTATCATCTCATTGTCTTTGAACAAAGCACCTAATGGTAGAGAGTATACATCAATTAACTCTATCATTCAAGAGGATAAGTCACCACTACATACTGATTCAGAAGTAGTTAGTGAGTGGGTAAGTCATCCTGATACTTGGAGAGACGTTTACTCTATTAAACCACAAGAATACCTACAGTTAGTAGCGTTAGGTGAAACACCTGTGTGGAGTAAGGAGTCAAGTAAGTTTGTTTCTCAGAATGAAGAGGAAAGTGACTTCGGAGGTGATATTACACCTAAGGTAGCGGTAGAGGATCCACAATTAACACAAGAAGCGGACGACGATCTACCATTTTAATTAAACACGGACCCACCCCAAATAAATTTGACGGAAACGTCGTGGTGGAGTTGATGCCGACTTAGTCGGTCCCTGAGTGGGTGGGTCCTTTTTAAAAAGACAATATGGCAATTAAAAAGAAAGATTTTAAAAGTATTAAATCAAAGTTCTCTAAACAGGCGAAGTTTAAGGCCGACAAGTTCTTTGATTTAGGTGATGCTTTCTTAGATGCTACCGGTTTACCGGGTCCTGCGATGGGTCACATCAATATGTTCCTCGGACATTCTGATACGGGAAAAACAACTGCACTTGTAAAAACTGCAGTGGATGCACAAAAGAAAGGTGTATTACCTGTATTCATCATTACTGAACAAAAATGGGATTTCCCTCACGCAAAATTGATGGGACTCGAAATTGAAGAGGTGGTTGATGAATCGACAGGTGAGATCGAATATGATGGGTTCTTCTTGTTTAACAATGAGTTCCAATATATAGAACAGATCACAGATTACATAAATGAGTTATTGGATGCCCAACAAAAAGGAGAGTTAGAGTATGATCTTCTTTTCTTATGGGATTCGGTAGGTTCTGTACCATGTAAGATGACCTTTGATGGTAAAGGTGGTAAACAACACAATGCATCGGTTCTATCCGATAAAATTGGTATGGGACTTAACCAAAGAGTTTCAGGTTCAAGAAGAGTGGATTCTGAGTTTACAAATACTCTTGTTATTGTAAACCAACCATGGGTCGAACTACCTGATAACCCATTTAGTCAACCGAAGATTAAAGCAAAAGGTGGTGAGTCTATTTGGTTAAACTCAACCTTAGTTTTCAGATTCGGTAATCAAAAGAATGCGGGTACAAATCCAATCTCTGCCGTTAAGGATAAGAGAAAGGTAAAATTCGCAACAAGAACAAAGATTTCTATTATGAAAAACCACGTCAATGGACTTGGATATGAAGATGGTAGAATCATTGTGACCGCACATGGTTTCCTTAAAGGGAAAGATGCCGCGGAGGAGAAAAAGTCGTTGGAAGGTTACAAATCAGAATACTCTGAATTTTGGAAAAACCAACTTGGTATTGAAGGTGATTTTGATATCAAAGACGAAGAATAGATTGTTGAACCTTTTAAAGGTTAATTAATGTCAGTTTTATTAGTAGACGGAGATAACTTACTTACTATTGGATTTTTTGGGGTAAAAAATTACTTCTATAAGGGGGATCACATTGGTGGAATCTACCACTTCCTCAATACTCTAAGAAAATCATTTGAAAACTACAGACTTGAGAAGATTGTGGTTTTTTGGGATGGTGAAGACGGTGCGTCTACTCGTAAAAAAATGTACCATCGTTACAAAGAAAATCGTAGGGAGAGAGTAAGGTCCGATAACGAAAAACAATCCTACACAAAACAACGGAGAAGAATTCAACAGTACTTGGAAGAACTCTATGTTAGACAGGGTG